GTCAGGATAGCCAATGAAAATTAATACAAGTGTATGTAACCTTCAGAAGGTTCGATTCCTTTGTGAAGAAGACCCTGCGGGGTATAATATTTTTATCATGAAAACTAAAAGTTTATCACTTACAAATACTATACTATTCCCTGAGATTATAGATTCACGCAGAGATAACAGTCCTTTTCTATATCTTAACAACTCTAAAGAGTTGGAGAGATATTTTGAAGTACTGATTTCTCTTTATCCCATTGCCGATTCAAGGTTATTGCATGCTACGCGGAAAATAAAAGATTCTATTGACTCTCTTTGAAGAAACAACGGTGCTAAATACACTGTCGAGTATTTAAAGGAAGCTAATAGGCTTTTACAGTTCTTTGTAGCAGGTAATCCCCAATCCCCGGATTCCGATCTGAGAGTTGGGGCCCCAGGTGGATTACCCTTAATAATACCTGGAAACCACCGTGACTTGATTATTAATAATCAAAATCACCGTGATTTCCCGAATGTTATAAGAGTGATCTTCGCGCTTCTAGGTTGTTATCGATTAATTAGATATCCGGGTACTCTTAAATTAGAGACTATTATAGATAAATCAACTTCACAAGGATTAAATCCTTGAGAGATTGGTTTTACCTTAAGTCTCAAGTTTAAATCTATCTTTGATAAAACAAAGATAGGTAAGTACTCGTATAACTTATTATCGTTAACAACCGCAGGACCTAATAACCGAACCTCTCTCATGTCTGCTCCTCTTGATGCAATTGCATTAAGAGCAAGCAACATTCTAGGTGATCTTAAAGTCTTATCAGATTTCTTTTCTATAGGGGTTTATCCCTTGTTAGAAAAGGAACTGGAAGTACTTAGCGATATACCAACGAAAGGTACGGAATTATTAAGTAAGCTCTCCGTTAAGGAAGAGCCTGCAGGTAAAAGGCGTGTCTTCGCTATCGTAGATATATGAACTCAAAGTGTATTGAAACCAATGCATGATCATGTGTTTTCAATCTTACGATTGATACCACAGGATGGTGCATTTGATCAGATTAAACCAGTTAAAGCATTATTACTTCGGAACAAAGGATTAAAAACCTTTTGTTTCGATTTAAGTGCTGCAACTGATCGTTTTCCGATCTCAATACAAGTTGATGTCTTATCTTTCTTATACAATAGAGACGTTGCTAATTCTTGGAAACAAGTATTAGTAAACCGTCCTTACTATTTAAAAGAGACAAATCAATCATATACTTACGGTGCTGGACAACCGATGGGTGCACTTAGTTCTTGAGGTGTCTTTTCCTTATGTCATCATCTTATTGTTCAGCTTGCTGCAACCAGAGTTGGTATTAGAACATGATTCGCCG